TAAAAGTACATACATGCAGCTACTACACACAATGCCGCACCTGTTGGTGTGTGGATATAAAACAATGCAATGCCACCAATCATTAACATTACTAAACCTTCTAAGAATCTAATCAATGAACGCATACATATCTCCTGGTTAATACAAAGCTTGATTGCTTTGTTAGATACTTTATCTCATAGGCTGAAACATATGTAAAGTTACAACCCCACCTATACCCCACCCCCCAAATATAATAGTATGGGACCCATTCCCCCTTCCCCCTTGAATATACACAAATAACTACTCAATTTACAAAACCCACCCCCTTGCTTTATAAACTTGACATATAAAAAAATTTCTACAAAAAAATTCAAAAGTTTCATTCAAAAGGAGAAAAAGGGTAAAACGAATGAAAACTAGATTGCTTTGGGATCGAAGTTGTATAACTCGGAATAGACGTTTTTAATACGAAGAAATTTAGGACCGTGTTGATCAAAGTCATCATCGCCCCGAACATAAAGAGCTAAGTGGACCATTTCGTGTAGGAGAGTTTGAAAGATAGTAATGAAGTGGCCACAAGAACCAGAACTTATTTCAATTGCCATATCAACTTCATCAAAGCAACCATATATATTAGGATTTTTAATAACACGGAACTTAACTTTGTCTGATTTAGGCATAGGAAGGGAGTTGAAAGGTGCCATTTGACACGCCATGTTGTACAGAATTTCTAGATTCTTTTTAGTTAACGTGGTTTTCATATGGTTATTATACTAAAAAAGGTTGCGACTTAATGACAAAGTAGGTTAAAATTAAAAAATAGCTGCAAAATTAATATCATAGGTGACACAGCAACCCATGCAAACCCAAAATACTGAAGAAATTCAAATAGATAGCCCGTATGACATCGTAATGATGCCTCATATAGAGCAAAATGTCCCTATTCCTAAGAACGCACGCGAAGCACTACCTGATTTAACGAATGAAGAAGAGGTAGAAATGCTAGCTAACACCGTAAAACTTATTTCAGACTTAACCGGAGAAGAGATCCAGGCTACGCAAGAAGATATAGATGAAGCAAAAACGGTAATTAAGACCATAATTCAAGAGCCTGAGAAAAAATTACATCTTAGAAAATATAAAAATGCGACATTAGCAAGCTTAGCAGGTATGGTAGCTGAGTTAGATGCACAAGTCGTAGATGAGTTAAAGGACTTAAAGACGTTTGTAGTCAATGGTCTGATCCGTGAAGCCACCACAGCAGATAAACCTAAAGAAAGAATCACAGCATTACGTGCCATAGGAGACATTGATGGCGTAGATGCGTTTAAAAAACATACTGAAGTGGTCCATAAAAATATGTCGATGGATGATATAGAGACAAGACTACAAACACTTGTAGCTAAACTACAAAAACGACTAGATGTTAAAGACTCTGAAGTTATAGATGCAGAAGTTGTAAAAGATGAGTAATGAAAAGAAGGAACAAGAGAAAAGAGTCTTATCACTCATTAGGTTTTTAGGGGCACATAAGCAACACTTAGCAGAAAATGAAGCTGAAGAGGTAGATGCACTCTTAGAACTGACAGATGGTAAGATAGTACAAGACGTAGGTAGTACAAGTTTTTTAGAATTTATACAACATGTGTACCCAGGTTATATGGTAGGAGCGCATCATGCGAGGTTGGCTAAAATATTTGAGGACATTGCCGCCGGCAAAAAGAAAAGAGTTATTGTTAATATTGCGCCACGACACGGGAAGTCTGAACTTATCTCATATTTGGCCCCTGCTTGGTTTTTGGGAAAGTTCCCTGCTAAGAAAGTTATTATGGCGTCTCATACCGCTGATCTTGCTGTCGGGTTTGGTAGGCGCGTTCGTAACCTTGTTGGTTCTGATGCTTATAAAGACATTTTTCCTCAAGTAGAATTACAAGCAGATAGTAAATCAGCATCTAGATGGGGGACAAACTTTAATGGAGAGTATTTTGCTATTGGTGTGGGCGGTGCCCTCGCTGGTCGCGGGGCTGATTTGTTTATCATTGATGATCCACACTCCGAGCAAGACGCCAAATTGGGACGAGCGGATGTTTTTCTGCCTGCTTGGGAGTGGTTTCAGTCTGGTCCATTACAACGTCTTATGCCGGGCGGTGCAATTATTGTAGTAATGACACGTTGGTCTAAACTTGATCTGACAGGTCAGATTGTGAACCAGATGGTTAAGAATGAAGAAGTAGATCAATGGGAAGTAGTAGAGTTTCCAGCGATTGTTGAAGATAAAGAAGGAATTGAAAAACCATTATGGCCTGAGTTCTGGAGTTTAGAAGAGTTATTAAGTAAGAAAGCTGCATTAGACGTACGTTATTGGAATTCACAGTACTTACAAAACCCAGTATCTGAAGAAGGTGCGTTAATAAAAAGAGAATGGTGGAAAATATGGGAAGAAGAAGATCCACCAAGTTGTGAATTTACAATTATGAGTTTAGATGCTGCCCAGGAGGCCAATAATAGAGCGGACTACAACGCGCTCACCACTTGGGGCGTCTTTTTTAACGAAGAAACGAATAACTATAATATAATACTGTTAAATTCAATCAAAGAACGATTAGAGTTTCCTGAACTCAAAGAAAAATGTATTCAAGAGTATAAAGAGTGGGAACCTGACTCGTTTTTAGTAGAAAAGAAATCTAACGGTGCAGCCTTATATCAAGAATTTAGACGTATGGGTATTCCTGTAGGTGAATTTACACCAGGTAAAGGGCAAGATAAGATTAGTCGAGTCAATGCGGTGTCAGATTTATTTAGAAGTGGAATTGTGTGGGCACCTGATAGAAGATGGGCCAAAGAAGTAATAGAAGAATGTAATGATTTTCCGAGTGGTGCTAATGATGACCTTGTAGATAGTACAACACTTGCATTATTAAGATTCAGACAAGGCGGATTTATTAGACTACCTAGTGATGAACCAGATGAAATATACGGATTCAGAAGTAGTAAACAAAAGAAACTCTACGCAATATAAGGATTAAATTATGGCAATTAACATGGATAAAAGTTTATCACAGGCTCCTCAAGGACTAGAAGAGTTAGCATCTGCACAACCAGATTTAAGTATTGAAATTGAAAATCCAGAAAGCGTTACCTTAGATGATGGTAGTATGGAAATTACTATTCAGCCTGGTAAAGAACAAGATGATGAGTTTAATGATAACTTAGCAGAAGATATGGACGAAGGTCAGCTCACTGAACTATCAGGTGATTTAGTTGGTGAATATGATGCTGATATTAATTCAAGAAAAGATTGGTTAACAACTTATGTAGATGGCTTAGAGTTACTAGGTCTTAAAGTTGAAGACAGAACAGAACCGTGGCCGGGGGCATGCAATGTGTACCACCCCTTGATGACAGAAGCACTAGTTAAATTCCAAGCTGAAACTATGATGGAGACATTTCCAGCGGCAGGCCCAGTTAAAACAGTCATTGTTGGCAAGCAAACAAAAGAAAAAGAAGATGCAGCTGAACGTGTAAAAGATGATATGAATTATCAACTCACGGATATGATGCCAGAATACCGTCCGGAGCATGAACGCATGCTATGGGGTTTAGGTTTATCTGGTAACTCATTTAAAAAAGTTTATTATGACCCTAACATTGAGCGTCAAGTATCAATGTATGTCCCTGCCGAAGATATTGTAGTTCCGTATGGTGCATCTAGTTTAGAAACAGCAGAACGCGTAACTCATGTCATGCGTAAAACAAAAAATGAATTACATAAACTACAAGTTGCAGGTTTCTATCGTGATGTAGATTTAGGTGAACCATTCTTAGACATCGATGAAGCTGAGAAAAAAATTGCAGAGAAATTAGGCTTTAATCCTACAGAAGATGACAGATATAAAATCTTAGAGATGCATGTCAATCTTGATTTAGAAAATGGTGATAGTGAAGATGGTATTGCATTACCATACGTAGTTACGATTGAAAAAGGCACAGGCACTATTTTATCAATTCGTCGTAATTGGAATCCAGACGATAAATTAAAAGCTAAGCGTCAGCATTTCGTACACTATGGTTACATTCCAGGATTTGGTTTTTACTGTTTTGGTTTAATTCATTTAATTGGCGCATTTGCTAAATCAGGTACAATGATTCTTCGTCAGTTAGTTGATGCAGGTACACTATCTAATCTTCCCGGAGGTCTTAAGTCTCGTGGGCTACGCATTAAAGGCGATGACACTCCGATTGCTCCTGGTGAATGGCGTGATGTAGATGTACCAAGTGGTGCTGTGCGTGACAACATCTTACCGCTTCCGTACAAAGAGCCATCACAAGTATTACAAGGTTTAATGACTCAAATCATTGAAGAAGGTAGACGTTTTGCATCAGCTGCTGATATGAAAGTATCTGATATGTCTGCTAACTCTCCAGTAGGTACTACACTAGCAATTCTAGAAAGAACTCTTAAAGTAATGAGTGCTGTACAAGCGCGTATTTACTATGCAATGAAACAAGAGTTTAAATTACTTAAAGGTATTATCCGTGATTACACACCAACAGAGTATTCATATGAACCTGAAGTAGGTGATAGACGTGCTAAACAATCTGATTATGATAATGTAGATGTTATACCTGTAAGTGACCCTAATGCCGCAACTATGTCACAAAAAGTTGTACAGTATCAAGCGGTTATGCAAATGGCACAACAATATCCACAGATCTATGATCTACCAGAACTTAATAAACAAATGTTAGAAGTACTAGGCATTAAGAATATTGGCAAGTTAATCCCCAGTGTTGATGATCAGAAACCAAAAGATCCTGTATCAGAAAATATGGCGATTATTAATGGTAAACCTGTTAAAGCATTTATTTACCAAGATCATCAAGCACATATTGCAGTTCATATGGCGGCTATGCAAGATCCAAAAATTCAACAAATGGTAGGACAGAACCCACAAGCAGGCGCAATTCAAGCTGCAGCTATGGCACATATTAATGAACACGTAGCGTTTGAATATAGAAAACAACTTGAAGAACAATTAGGCGTTCCATTACCTAAACCTGATGAAACATTACCAGAAGATGTTGAATTTGAATTGTCTAAAGTTATGGCTGAAGCTGCTAAGAAACTTGCTGCTAAATCTGCATCAGAAGCACAACAAGAACAAGCTCAACAACAAGCTCAAGACCCGATTATTCAAATGCAGCAACAAGAGTTACAACTTAAAGCTCAAGACTTACAAATTAAACAACAAAAAACAATGGCAGATATTCAAGCTGAACAAACTAGATTGCAACTTGATAAGATGCGTATTGAATCTCAAGAACGTATTGCTGGTGCGCAACTAGGTGCTGATGCTGTAATGTCTAATAAAGAACTAGAAGCTAAACAACTTATGGAAGGCGCTAAGCTGGGTATTAATGCAGTAAGTCAAAAAGAAGAACGTTCAATTAGAGAAAAACAAATGGAATTACAAAAGAATCAACAAAAACCACAGGAGTAATACATCATGGACCAAACGCTAGAGCTATTATTGTCTCGAATAGATGATCAGCGCAAAACAGTTTTAATAAATTTAGGAGACGGAGCGGCAAAAGATTTTGCTTCGTACCAAAATATGACAGGATATATTCGGGGTCTATCCGTCGCAGAAAGTATTATAAAAGACCTTGCACAAAGAATGGAGACGTTTGAAGATGAGTGAACAAATACTCACAATGAATAAAAGTTTGGTGGATTCTAATGGTCGACCAATTATTATTCCAACAGTAGATGAAGTAGAAGCAGAGGATATACCAATTGAAGAAAGAGGCTTACAGCTTCCAGAACCAAAAGGCTATAGAATTTTATGTGCAATTCCTGAAGCAGCTGAAACATATGAAAGTGGTTTAGTTAAAGCAGGTTCTGTCAGATCTATAGAAGAACATTCAACTGTAGTTTTATTTGTAGTAAAAGTAGGGGACATGGCTTATAAAGATGAAGTTAGATTTCCTACAGGTCCATGGTGTAAAGAGGGTGATTTTGTTTTGACACGTGCATACGCAGGTACAAGATTTAAAATCCACGGAAGAGAATTCCGCATTATTAACGACGATACAGTTGAGGGGGTTGTTGAAGATCCTCGTGGCTATACTCGCGCATAAGGAGATATATAAATGGCTGACGTAAAAGATGGCGATATTGTATTTGAATATCCAGACGATGATGAAATACCAGCGGCTAAACCTGCTGAAGAAAAAGAAGTAAAAGTCTCTGCTGAAAAAAATGAAGTAAAAGTAGAAACAAAAGCTGATGATATTGATCTTGAAATTGAAGATGACATTCCAGCTGCAGATAGAGGAAAAGAACCTTTACCTAAAGAAAAAGTTGAAGAACTAGAAAATGACACATTAGAAGATTATTCTGAACGTGTTAAACAAAGAATGGCTCAGCTTAAAAAAGTTTGGCATGACGAAAGACGTGCTAAAGAAGCCGCAGACCGAGAAAGACAAGAAGCTATTCGATATGCTCAACAAATTGCAGATGAAAATAAAAAGCTTAAAACTACTTTAGAGTCAGGTGAATCAACTTATATTGAAACACTTAAAAATGCTCTTGAAAGTGAACTTGCTTTAGCTAAAGAATCTTACCGTAAAGCTTATGATACAGGCGAAACAGAGAGTATAATTGAAGCACAACAAAAAATGAATGATGCTCAGTTTAGACTATCACAAGCTAAACAATATGAGCCTAGATTTAAAAGTCCTTTACAAGAACCTGAAAATCCTGTATATATACCACAAAATGAACAACCTTCATTTAAACCAGACGATAAAGCTTTAAAATGGCAAGAAAATAACGAATGGTTTGGTAAAGATGAAGAAATGACAAGCCTTGCATTAGGCTTACATGAGAAATTAGTTAGAAGCGGGATCAGTCCTTCCTCTGACGAATATTATCGTCGTATCGATGGTACGATGCAAAAACGATTCCCAGAATACTTTGGGGATGCAACGCTAGACGAGGAAAAACCCGCCGAGCGCACTAAACCTTCGACTGTAGTTGCTCCGGCAACGCGTAGTACCGCGCCTAAAAAAGTACGATTGACGAAGACACAAGTAGCGTTAGCTAAGAAATTTGGGCTAACACCGGAACAATATGCAAGAGAAACTTTAAAATTGGAGAATGCAAATGGATAACAACAGACAAGATCGTGAATTACAAACAAGAGAAGAATTTCAAAGACCTGATAGCTGGAAACCTGCATCATTATTACCTGAGTTTAAAAAGGTACCTGGTTGGGCTTATCGATGGATTAGAACAAGTCTTCTTAACGATGCTGATAATCTAAATGTTTCTTCCAAGATGCGTGAAGGATGGGAACCCGTTAAATTAGCGGACCACCCTGAAATGAGAATAATGGTTGACCAAAACTCTCGCTTTAAAGAAGGCGTTGAAATTGGTGGACTATTATTATGCAAGATTCCAGAAGAGTTCGTTGCACAACGTAAGGCTTACTATGAAAATAAATCAAAACAGCAAGCCGATGCAGTTGACAACAGCTTTATGAAACAGAATGATCCTCGTATGCCTCTCTTCGCAGAGTCAAAAGCAACGACTTCATTCGGTAAAGGTAAATAATATAAACATTTAAGGAGATTAAAATGGCATATCCAACCATTAACAGTCCTTATGGTTTTCAACCAGTTAATCGTTATGACGGTATTCCGTACGCCGGGGCAACTTTACAGATCCCAATCGGCGCTTCGTACAATACTGCAATCTATAACGGTTCTTCAGTTAAAATCGTAGCGGGCGGCACAATTGAATTATCAGGCGCTACAACTTCCGGTACTATTATCGGTGTTGCAACTGGCTTCCAATACACTAATTCATCAGGCCAAACAGTTCAAGCTCAATACTACCCAGGTACTAGCGTTACTAACGCTATTGCTTACGTAGTTGTTGATGCATCAGCTGAATTTAAAGTATCATTAACAGTTTCAGGTGCTCCTACAGTAGTAGTTGGCGCTAATGCAACTATTGTTGGTGCAAACTTAGCTGAAATTCAAAACGGTACTGGCTCAGCAACAACAGGTAATTCACAAGCATCATGTGTTATTCCTAGTACTGGTGCGGGTTCAGCAACAACATTACCATGGAGAGTAGTTGCAGTAGTTCCAGACACAGCTTACTTGTCAGGTTCTACAGTGCTTTATCCAGAAGTACTTGTAAAAATTAACAACCCACAGTTAACTGCCCTTACCGGCGTTAATTACACAGCTTAACTAAGGAGAATAAAACA